ATGCAAGGGCTGGCTGACGGAATCAATAAAAGCAAAAAGATTGTAACGCAAGCAGTCGCTGCGGTAGCAGATGGGATTTCCGTGTCTATGCAGGGTAACTTGCAGATGGATGCTTTAAAAAGCGAGCAAGGCTCTGCCGGAGCAACAACGACTGTTATCAACAACGACAACAGCCGCACCATCAACCAGACCAACAACAGTCCAAAGGCTCTCACTCGACTGGAAATCTACCGGCAAACGAGAAACGCAATCAATGTGTGAGGTGTTTTATGCGATTTACGCTTATCATCGAAAATGCAGCTGGTGACCGCATCAACATGACTGCCACCGCAAATAAGTACATGATTTCTAAGATTGACGGATTGTATCCCCCTGCTGGGACGATTTCCACATCTTCCTATGCGGGCATGAACGGCAGCTATCTGAATAACGCCTTTGTCGAGAAGCGAAATTTAGTGTTGTCATTTGAGATGCGAGGCTACGGCAGCAACATCGAATTAAACCGCCACGCCCTCTATCGGGTTGTGAAAACCGCTCAATATCTCAAGGTGTATTACCGCACAGTCGGGATTGATGTTTACACAGAGGGGTATGTCGAGAGCTGCACCGTGACCAATTTCAGCGAGTTGGTCAACGGGCAAATCAGTATCATTTGCCCAGACCCCTACTGGTACAGCATGCAGCCCATCTATGCATACAGTCAATCCGTATTTGGAGCGTTTCACTTTCCCTTTCCGGAAAGCGATGAACCGTTTCCGTTGGGCGTTTACAGCACAGACAAAACTTTGTCCATCTTCAATTCTGGCGAAGAAGTAGGAATCCTGATTACCTTAGAAGCCGCCTCTGGCGAGGATGTTCCGAATCCCGTTACAACAGCAGTTGCATTGTATGATGACGATACATCAACCTATTTCCAGCTGCGATTGGACATCTTACCCGGCGACAAAATCATCATCAATACCAAACAAGGGCAAAAGTCGGTTACGCTGGTGCGAGATGGTGTAACAACCAACATCATCAACTGCATGACCTCTGGTTCAACGTGGTTCACGCTCCGCAAGGGGTTAAACCGGTATCGGTTGAGTGCACCAAAATACATCACCGCAACCATCCAGCACACAGATGCGTACTTAGGAGTGTAAATTTATGCTAATTGAGGTTTATCAAATGACCGCCGCCGAAAACACGGTATCTATCACCTTAGAGGCGGTCTGCGATGCGTTCTCAAGTTTCCTTTGGGACATCGAATATTTTCAATGCGGGCAGTTTGAATTGTATATTGCTGCTACGCCGGAAACCGTTGCTGTCTTTCAAACAGGTCGCTTAGTCGGCAGAAAAGACGATACGGAACACTATGGATTGATTGAGTCTGTCCGGATTCAAACGGATGCGGAAAACGGCGATTATCTGACTGTAAGCGGTCATTTTCTCATGATTTTGTTGTCTCGTCGCATTATCTATCCAACGATGGTAATCAAAGAGCAGACCAGCTATGGTGAGATTATACACACCGCAATTCAGAAAAATTGTTTGCAGCAAAACGAGCGTTTTCTTCCGGGCTTGCAGCTCGGCGAAATCACTGGCGACTGCTGGAAGCAAGAAACCCACTTGCAAATCAGCTATGCAAACCTGATGGAGTGGATTTATAAAATTTGTGAATTGGTCGGCGGAACGGCGAACATCTCCCTCGTTGAAACAAAACCAAACAGCCGCAATTATCAAATGGTGTTTACCCTGTCGGAGGGTGTTGACCGCAGCATTTTACAAGACACCTATCCGCATGTGATTTTTTCGGATGCGTTCCACAATTTGCTAACCTTTGACTATCTCAGAAACGCAGCTGCACAGCAAAATGCAGCTTACACGTTAGGGGCTGGCGAGGGTGAGGCTCGTAAACGTGCATTTTGCACCCTCGACCCAGAGCCGACACGCTGGGAACGGTATGAGGTCTATGTGGACGCTCGTGACCTGTCCGAAGAAACACAAAATGATGCAGGAGAATCCGTCACCATCCCAGAGGACGAATACTTGAAAATGCTGGAAGAACGAGGACGGGAAAACTTGTCCTCAGTGGAAGAAATCAGCGAATCCAGCATCACCGCAACCGCACCGCAAGAGCAGTATCCGCAGGATTATCAGGTCGGCGACTGGGTGACGGTACAGCAAACCCGTTTTGGTTTGTCGCAAAATCGCATCCGACTAATCGGCATGATCGAGAGTTTTGACCAAAACGGCAGGAGTTTGACACCTACTTTTCAGGAGGGATGAGTATGGCTTTTTCATACGGTTTTTTCAATGCAAAAAACTTAGACCGGGTTTATACAGCGGAACATTTTACCAGTTATCTATCCAGTATCATTTGTGACGGGATTCAGGACACTTACGGCGAATGTTTTTCGATTACACCAGCAGGTGGTTTCCAGCTTCGGATTGGCAGCGGCAAAGCTTGGATTCAGGGACACTATTTCCAAAACGACAACGGTTATATCTTAGACTTGTCGCAGTATGCAGATAGTTCCCTGCCTCGGTATGTCACTGTCGGGATTTCCTGCGACACGCAAGAATCTGTGCGGAGCGTGCAAATCGAGGTGCTTGCAGGTACGCCAGCCGTTGCCCCGTTTATCCCGTCTTTCAGCAACAATGACACGAAAACCACACTGACCCTCTGTCAGGTGCGAGTCAATGGCGGTTCAAGTGGAATTACCGCATCCAACATTACAGACTGCCGGGACGATGAGGAGTTGTGCGGTTATTGCCGCTGCATCCTTGGCAAGTGCAAAGTCACAGAGATGTTGATAAAAATGACACAGCTAAAAGCAGACATGGATGCATTAAAAGCACGGGAAGATGCACAGGATAGCAAGATTGCCGAACTGGAAGAAAAGCTAAAAGCCTTTACTTCTGATGTAGTTGCAGCTGGGCAGTGCGGTGAAGATGTCTATTATATCCGCTATGCAGACGGTCATGTTTTGCTGCAAGGCTCTGGTGCAACATATGATTACAGCGACGAAAGCACACCAAAATCTGTATTTTACAATATGCCAGAAATCAAATCTGTAATTGTACAAGAAGGCATTACGAAGTTGGGAAACGCCCTTTTTTACCGCTGCCAGAATATGCAGACGATTTCACTTCCTTCAACGTTGACCGAGTTGGGATACCGCATTTTTGCACAAGGCTCCGGCGGATTCCAATCTTATGGGGGGCTAACCGAACTGACTCTCCCGGCAGGCATACAAAAACTTGGCGGAAATGCTCTGCGGCAAACGAATATTACAGAACTCGTCATTCCCGCCCGTGTATCTGTAATTGAAGATTATCTGCTTTCTACATGCACAAAACTGAAAACGGTTCGTGCAGAAAGTAGTGTGCTGGGCTCTTTTATGTTTGTACAGTGCACGGCGTTAGAATCTCTTACGATTTCTATAAATTGCAAGACATTCGGCTCTAATATGCTGACGTACTGCGAGAGCCTAAAAGTCATCACTTATGAAGGCACAAAAGAACAGTGGAACGCCATTACAAAACCCACCAACTGGATGACATCGGATGCAAAGAATAACTATCATAACGGCTATTTACAGCGAATCAATTGTGTAAACGGGGCTTTTGTTTGGGATAGTGAAAATAACGTGTGGAAGGAGGAAACCGCATGATGAAATTTTTCGTGCAGAAACAGCGAATAGAACTGCTGGAACGAGATGCCATTGCAGCGGATCAGATTGCCTTTGTACCGCTGCACTTTGTATTTGATGGAGCGTGGGAAGGACTGCATAAAGTTGTACAGATTACGCAGTGTTGCGAAACCTACAATCTGATTTTAGGAACGGATGGAAAATCCTGCCTGCTCCCCTCTGAATGCAAAGCCGGTACGATGAAACTGAGTGTGTTCGGGTATGCTCCTTCCGACACGAAAGCTCTCCGTGCAACGACCATTCCGGTTTCTCTCCATATCAAACCTTCTGGATTTGTTTCTGACAGTGTGACACCCATTCCCCCAACTCCTGACTTATACGCTCAGCTATTACAAGAACTGGAGAAAAAAGCTGCCGGACTACAAAACGGGAAAGATGGCATCTCCCCAGCGGTAACCGTGACAGAAACGGAAACAGGTGCAACCATCTCCGTGACAGATGCAACCGGTACAACCACCGCCGAACTGCACAATGGTGAAAAGGGTGACAAGGGCGACACGGGCAGCCATGGAGCAGACGGAAAATCTGCCTATGAAATCGCCTTGCAGAACGGATTTACCGGAACAGAAGCAGACTGGCTGACATCCTTAAAGGGACAAAAAGGTGATACCGGAGCGAAAGGCGAACCCGGAGAAAAAGGCGAACGTGGTGAAAAGGGCGAACGTGGTGAAAAGGGCGAAGCTGGCGAAACAGGAGAAAAGGGTGAAAAAGGTGACACCGGAACGCCCGGAAAAGATGGCGTGAATGGAACGGATGGAAAAGATGGGGCAGATGGATTCTCTCCAACGGTAACCGTAACGGAAACCAGCACAGGGGCAACCATTACCGCTACAGACAAAAACGGCACAACGACAGCAAAGATTCAAAACGGCAGCGGAACACCTGTCGACCTCTCAGATTATGTAAAGAAAACAGAGGTTGCCCAAGCGATTGAATCCGCCCACACGCATACAAATAAAGAATTTTTGGACGGCATTGAGGCTTACTTAAACAGCACCTATTCCAAGGTCACCGCCGAGCGGGAATCCGCAGATAACAATCTTGCAAAACGCATTACAGCCTTAGAGGATAGCGTTGGAGACATATCTACAGCCCTTGCAATGATGGTGGAGGTGTAACATGGCAGCAACAATTACAGAGCAGCTGACAAAACTAAACCAACTGCGGCAGCAGCTTGCAGCGAATCTGACCACAAAGGGCGTGACGGCAACCGCCGCAGAAAAATTTAATACCCTTGTACCAAAGGTTCTGGAGATTTCAGGCGGCGAATCCCCGACCACAACCGTGTTATATGATGCAACCCATCGGGACAAGGTATCTTTGCTTTACAATGATACGATTTATAGCGTGGCGGACTTTACCGCACTGCATGCAGATTTTTGCAGTGCGAAGAACAACTACGCTCTGAACTATGGAACAACCGTTTTTGGATGGGATTTGCAGGTATACACCTGTTGCACGCTGCCGATCAGCGTGACAGCATCCACGCAAATTGCAATCCGCTTTCTTTCTGGAAGTACGGAAGTCGGCATTTTACGTTTGGTACAGTCCGACACCGGCACAGCTGCGGACATCCTTGCCAAAGCACAGACGGAAGGCAGTTATATTGACTTGTCGTTGCAGTGGTTGTATAGTGCAGATTACATCACCACATTAACACCCTGCGAGGGCGTAACGGCAGGCACTTATTATTTGGTGTGGGTCGGACGGAGCAATAACAGCCATCCGCTGATTCAGTCAATTTCGTTACTTTAAGGAGATGATACAGTGAATATTATTGAAGCCGTAGAATCATTGAAACAGGGAAAAGCCATCCAAAGAACGGGCTGGGGCAACGCAAAAATTCAAGCGGTGCAGCTGGAAAATGGACAGTATCAGATTTTTGCATCTGGTGACCTAACGCCGGAAATGTTGGTACTGCTTTCCGGCGATTATGACGTGAACGAAGCGAAAGAAACGAAAGATGTGAAAGAAACGGAGGAAGCTGTGTGATTCGAGAGATTATCACCATTGCGATTTCTGTGTTGTCTGCAACGGGTATTCTGGGCATTGGTACAAGGTCGATTTTAAACCGCATGCAAAAGCAGGATGCTCGACAAAAAGCACTGGAATATGGCGTGCAAGCCCTGCTCCGTGACCGGATGTTGCACTGCTATAACAAGTACATTGATGCTGGATTCGCACCAATCTATGCAAAAGAAAACTACGAGAATATGTATCGGCAGTATCATGAACTGGGTGGCAATGGTGTGATGACACACTTGCACGAAGAATTTATGGCACTGCCGACCGAGAAAGGAGCATAACATGAGAAACTGGAAACTTTGGGCAAAGGCTGCGACAGTCAGAGCAGTCAAAACCATGGCACAGACCGCTGTAGCAACGATTGGCGTAGCTGCCGTGATGCAGGACGTCAATTGGATTGCCGTGGGCAGTGCGGCTCTGTTGGCTGGGGTGTTATCTGTTTTGACCAGCGTCGCTGGATTACCAGAAGTCGAATAAAGAAAACCGCCCGACAGCGGAAAAGCTACCGGACGGCATCGGGTTATTCGGTTTCAGTCTGTTCTGGGTTATCTCTGCAAAGTTCATCCAGCGTGACACCAAGGGCATCAGCGAGTTTGATGGCAGTTCGGACGGAACAAGTATCCCGTCTGGCTGTTTCCTCCACGGTTCGCTTTGGAAGCCCGGCAAGATCTGCAAGCTGCTGAACCGTCAACCCTTTTTCCATGCGAATCTTTTTCAGATTCATTTCAGCACCTCATTTCATACGTCTGATTAAAATAATTGCATAGATGGATAAAAAGATACTTGCAAGAGAAAGCAGAATCTGAATGGCATCTAACATCTTGACAATGAGCAAAAATTGTTTTAGAATAATAGTAGGGTCGGATGAGTTGCAACCCATCCGTTGCCCCGTTGTTACAAGCGATTTTTCTTAGTGTAAGATGTCCCAAATCTTATTGACTAAGGTGGTAATCGCATTCAGAAGATTGATTAGAGCTGTAAGCATCAAGATTTTTTGCAAATCTTTTTGATTGAACGCCGCTCTTTTCGGTCTTCTTTTTTTCTTTTTGCTCATTGGCTTCACCCCCTTTCCATGATTTTATTATACCACAAAAATTTGTGGTTGTCAAGCGTTTTTCAAATTTTTCTAAAAATATTTTTTGTGCAAAAATGATACTATGTCAGTTAATCATTATAATTATAATAATTCATATAGGATGTAAACTGGATTGCCAAAAGCAGAATAAAGGAAACCGCCCGACAGCGTAAAAGCTGCCGGACGGCATCGGGTTATTCGGTTTCGGTCTGTTCTGGGTTATCTCTGCAAAGTTCATCCAGCGTGACACCAAGGGCATCCGCTATTTTTATTGCATTGGATACCAGACAATCCCCTCTTTTTTCGATTTCCTGCAACGTACGTCTCGAGATGCCAGTAAGTTCCACAAGCTGTGGAATACTCAAATGCTCCTTTGTACGAATTTCACGAACTCTCATACAGTCACCTCAGAAAATCATTTTCAAAGCACCCATTGTGCCGAAAATCAAAGTTGCAATCAAAACCAGAAAAATTGCACATTGCAAGGAAAGTTTGAAAAGATTTTTCAAAAGCTCTAACATGGTATTGACCCCCTTAAAAAATTGTGGTATACTAATGGTAACCCCCGAAGGGGCGGTGGATTTCTCCACCGCAGCGGTTTTTAAAGCACATCAAAAATGCTCTTAACCGCCAAAACCAGTAAAGTAATTGTTCCCGCCAGTTCAATTACTTTTAACATGAGCTTATTGAGATTTCCGACAATCTTGATAAGCTCTTTTATTTTGTCGTTCAATTTAATCACCCCCCTTCTGTAAGATTATTATAGCACATTTTAATGTGCTTGTCAAGTGTTTTTTCAAATTTTTCTAAAAATATTTTTTGTGAAAGGATGATATTGTGCCAGTCAATCATTATGATTATAACGATAGTACCCAGCTTTCCCCACATTTCAATGCACGTGAATTCCGGTGTAGTTGTGGTAAATCTCATGAAACACTACTTGCATCTGAATTGTTCGACAAGCTGGAGCAGCTTTATAGCACCCTAAACTGTAGCAAAATCATTGTGACAAGCGGCTATCGCTGTCCGGAGCATGATAAAGCTGTAGGCGGTACGAGCAGCGGTCAGCATACCAAAGGCACTGCTGCGGATGTCTGCTGTTACGGGCAGGACGGTCAACTAATCAGCAGCAAGACGGTGTGCTGTAAAGCTCAGGATTTGGGCTTTACTGGCATCGCTAACATTACAAGTAGTTATCAGTACACACACTTGGACGTGCGGACATCTGGAAAATGGTATGGCGATGAAGTGTATGGAAACGAGATCGGAAGAGCACACGTCTGAACTCCAG